AAAGGAAGGAGAGAATATCTAATTCTTCAAGATTAAATGTAAGTAACCCAGGTCTTTACAATTTACAGTTTTCCATTCAGTTTAAAAACACCACAAATGATGGTCAAGATGTAGATATTTGGTTTCGCAAGAATGGAACAAACATTGACAACTCAAATAGCAGATTTCATCTAGTAGCAAGAAAAGGTACTGGTGATCCTAGTCATATCATTGCTGCATTGAATTTCTTTGTTGACATGGCGGCTAATGATTACATTGAGATTATGTGGAGAACTGAAAATACTAGTGTAAGTATTGAAGCTTTTGGGACTAGCACTAGCCCAACTAGACCCGCAGTTCCTAGCGTTATTGCTACAATGAGCTTTGTTTCTAACCTACCTGATTGACAAAGAATATGGCCTACATTCCGCTCCAAATTCCACCAGGTGTCTTCAAGAATGGTACTGAGTATCAATCCAAAGGTCGTTGGAACAACTCTAACCTAGTTCGTTGGTTTGAGGGAACTATTCGCCCTGTCGGTGGATGGAGAAAGCGAACATCTGCTCAATTAGCAGGTAAAGCTAGGGGTTTGCTTAATTGGCGTGATAACTCTAATAACCGAAGAATTGCTATTGGCACACACTCAAAACTCTATGTTCTGAGTGAAAGTAACGCATTAACTGACATTACTCCTACTAGTTTTACTGTTGGTGATGCTGATGCCGTTCAGAAAATTGGTTATGGCTATGGCACTTATGGAAGCTTTGCTTATGGTGTTGCTAGACCAGACTTGGGGTCTGTAACTCCTGCCACTACATGGTCATTAGACACATGGGGTGAGTATCTGGTTGGTTGCTCATCTAAGGATGGTAAGTTACTTGAGTGGCAATTGGATACTGGTGCTGATGCTGCCGCTCTAACAAATGCTCCTACAGGAAATACAGGTCTTGTAGTTACTCAAGAACGCTTTGTATTTGCCTTGGGTGCGGGTGGGAATCCCCGTAAGGTTCAGTGGTGTGACCAAGAAAACAATACTTTATGGACTCCTGCAGCGACAAACCAAGCGGGTGACTTTGAATTAACTACGATTGGATCATTGCAATGTGCAAAACGAATTCGTGGAACTACTATTCTGTTCACAGATGTGGATGTGCATACTGCAACCTATATCGGTCCACCCTATATTTACAGTTTTGAGCGTGTTGGCACTGGTTGTGGAGTTATCTCTAAACAAGCAGTAGCGGCTACTGACAATGCCTGTATCTGGATGGCAGGATCAGGTTTCTGGATGTTTGATGGCTTTGTTAAGCCTTTACCCTCTGATGTATCAGATTTTGTGTACAGTAACCTGAACACCACTCAGGCATCTAAAGTCTATTGTGTGCATAACGCTGCTTTTGGTGAGATCTGGTGGTATTACCCAAGCGTATCCAGTAATGAAATTGATTCCTATGTTACGTATAACTATCGTGAGAATCATTGGGCTATTGGTACGTTAGTGCGTACGTGCGGCACTGATAAAGGCATCTTTAACAACCCTATTCTGGTTGATGCAGATGGCTATGTCTATGAGCATGAAGTAGGCAATAACTACGATTCCCAGACCATTTTTGCTGAGTCTGGACCAGTTGAGTTGGGTGTTGGCGACAGGGTAATGACCCTGACAGGATTGATTCCTGATGAAAAGACTGTTGGTGATGTGAACGCAAGCTTTAGCACAAGGTTCTATCCAAACTCCACTAAATACAACTACGGCCCATATACGATGTCTTCTCCTACCTCAGTTAGATTAACTGGTAGACAGATTGCAGTAAAGATTCAGGGTAACACCCAAAATGATTGGCGAGTGGGTGTGATCAGGTTTGATGGTAAGCCTGGCAGTATGAGATGATAGATTGCAGTGGTTTTACAGAAAATGGGGAGCCAAAGTGGTGGGTTCCTTATTTTCAAGAATCTGAGCAATTATTATTAAATGCGCTAGAATATAGTGACGGAACGCATAGTCTAGAGGATGTCGCAATGGCCCTCGATAAAGATGAAATGCAATTATGGCCTGGTATTAACACCGCCATCGTCACCGAAATTCTTGAATTCCCACAAAAAAAGATTATCCATGTGTTCCTCGCGGCAGGAGACATGAACGAAGTCATAAGAATACTTCCTTACATTGAAAAACATGGGAAAAAGGAAGGTTGCGAAGAGTTATCAATGATTGGTCGCAAGGGTTGGGAAAGAGTTATGGGCAAGATTTACAAGTTAGAAACCAAGGTTTATCTGAGTACGGAGATTTAAGATGAGTATTAACAAATCAAAACAGTCGTCATCATCGTCATTAGATCCTGCGATGAGAGAGCAGTTTCTGCAAAACACAGATCGTGCTAGAGGTGTTGCAGAAAACTTAGGCCAACGTCAATTCGCTGACTTTACTCCTGACCAACAAGCGTCTTTTGAGCAAACCCGCCAATTTGCAGATCCTAATAGTCGGCAGATGAACCAACTTGGCTTTGCGGCTGATATGGCTGCCAGTGCAGGTATGTATCGTCCTCAGAATGTTCGCGCACAAGGTGTTGGCGCTTCAATGATGCAGTCTGCCAACATTGATCCTGCTGCAATGGCTCAATCTTCTGGTTATCAAGCAAGTACTGCTCAAGCCGCAAATGCTGGTCCTGCCGCTCAATTTGGTGGTGCTAGTGCAGGTGAAGCTGAAAGAGCGCAAGCGGCTCAAATGAATCGTGGTGACATCCGCAACATTGAAGGTGGCTCTGTACTTCAGCAAGATATGGGCGCTTACATGAGTCCATATACACAAGCTGTTACTCAACAAGGCTTGTCTGATTTAAATCGTTCTAGACAGATTCAACAACAACAAAATGCCGCCAGTGCTACTGCCGCTAAAGCTTTTGGTGGATCACGCCAAGCTATTGCTGAAGCAGAGACTAATCGTGCTTTTGATGAGAATGCCGCTCGTTTTGTTGGTCAACAGAATGCGTCTGCTTTCCAGAATGCACAACAGATGGCTCAAGCTGATTTGGCTCGCGGTTTGCAAGCACAACAGGCTAACCAGAATGTTGACTTGACTACTGGACAACTTAATGTTCAGAACAGACAACAAGCAGGTTTGGCTAATCAACAAGCCGCTAACCAGATGGCTCAGTTTAATGCAGGTAATATGCAACAAGCTGGTCTGTCAAACCAACAAGCCTTAAATCAGATGGCTCAGTTCAATGCTGGTAATCAGCAAGCAACTAATTTGGCAAACATGGGCGCTCAGAACCAAGCAAGCCAGTTTGGTGCTTCTGCTCAGAATGCCGCTGCAATGGCAAACCAACAAGCCATGAACACAAGGGCTTTGAGTCAGGCTCAATTGCAACAACAAGGTGGTTTGGCTAATCAAGCCGCTATCAACCAAGCAAGCCAGTTTAATGCAGGTAACTTCTTGCAAGCTAACTTAGCTAATCAACAAGCAGGATTACAAGCTAATCAGCAACGTATGGGTGCTAGTGGATTGCTTTCTAATATTGCAGGTCAAGGTCAACAGATGGGCTTTGCGGGTGCTAATGCTCTTGCACAACAAGGTGGCGCTCAACAACAGTTGTCTCAAGCTCAGTTGGATGCAATCCGCAACTTGCCTTTGGAACAACAGCAGATCATCAACCAATCTTTGGGTATCAATGTTGGTGGCGGCTCTGGTATGCAAAGCAGGTCAAGTGGCTCTGGCTTTGGTATTGGTCTTGGACGATAAGGGTTTATTATGAAATTTTTATTAGACAAAAATCAGCTTAAAGGCTTGTCTCCAGAGGAGCAAAAGGACGTTGAGGACAAGGCTTTGTCCACTTTCCTTATGGGAAGTATTTTTGGTGGACAGGGTATTTCCTCTGGCTATAAAGCAGTACAGGATTTAGTTCCTAACTTGCAAAAGCAAAAGCAACAACAAGGTTTGTTGGCTGAGTTAGCAGGAATTCAACGCGATGTTTTCCCTACTCAGCAACAACAGCAACAAGCGCAAAGCGAAACAATTAATACCTATCTTGGAAGAGAAAAAACAGCAAGCAGTCCTTATGCTTTGACTGAGTCTTTGGGCGCTCCACAAGAAAGAGTTGAGCCACAATATACTAATCAACCTGTTAATCTTGATGCCGCATATTCACGCCTTGGTCGTTTGGCAACTAACCCTGCTGGCGCTCAACTGGTTCCCGCTTTAAGTTCAATCTTAAAAGATATACGTCCAGAGTATGTTGATGGTGTGCGTGTTAATAGAAACACTGGCGAGATCATGGGTGCTTTGCCTAAAGTTGATGTTAAAACAGGCACAGTCACAAGAGGAACAGTACAAAATGGTCAACTGCAATTCCAAACAGATGTACTGCAAGGTGCTAAACGTGCTGCCGCACTGAATACATTGCCTGAACTTGATAAAGGTCAAGAGTATTTGTTTGATGCCAATCAGAATGTTGTTGGTATTAGGGATGCAGCGGGCGCTATTCAGTCAATAGTTGCTAGACAGTCTGCTGAAACTGGCGCTAGAGAAGCTAATATTCCTAGAGAGATCACAACCTCTAGTGGTGCTAAAGCATTTACTTTTGTTACCCCTCCATCAATGAGACAACAAGGTGGTGCTACACAAGGTGCTACAGGACAAAATGTAGCAGGTCAAGGCGCTCCAATGCAAGGCGGTGGTGGTGGCGGTGGAGTTCAGGGTGGCTCTTTAACAACTGCTCAAGCCGCTTTAAATGCTTCTTATGAGCCAATCTTGAAAGACGCTTATCAGGGTTATAAGGTTGCTTCACAGCGTTCTGGCACATTGCAACAATTGCAAACTGCATTGAATAACCCTAACTTTGATACAAATGCTTTTGCTCCTGCTAAGACTGCAATTACAAGCTTCTTAACTGCATCTGGAGTTACTGGTGACAATGCTAAACAGTATTTAACAAGTGCTGCATCAATGCGTCAGGGTTTGAATACATTGGCTTCTCAGAGTGTTTCTGAGTTGCCAGGTGCTATTTCTAACTTTGAAATTGGCTTTGCACAGAACCGATTCGGTACGATTACTGATCCGAAAGACTCAAACAAATACGCTATTGCTTTGATGCAAGAAGCAGATGCACGTAAAAAACAGTTCTACGAATTTGTATCTAATCCTAGAAATGCTGGTCCTGATGTTATTCAAAAGTGGGAGAACTCCCCACAAGGTAGAAGATCCTTGTTTGAAGCTCCTGCATTGCGTAAGTATTTGCCACAGGCTCCAGTTACTTCTGGCAGAGATAAAGGCAAGATTGCTTATCAGATGCCAGATGGTAAATACAGGGTTTATGACTGATTTCAAACTTTTGAACACATACTAAGAAAGTTGTAGGTTGTAACATGGCTACTTATCGTGAAATTGACCCATCAATGCTTGGTCTTGACCAGCCTCAAGCTACCAAGATTGATTTAAGGGGAATGGCAAACAATGACCAAAATCTTGGTTATCGTGAGATTGATCCCACAATGCTTGGTCAAGCAACACCACAACAAGCTCCTGCTCCACAAAGCAGAAACTCTGTTGCGCGTCAAGTAGGTTTAACTGCTCGATATGGATTAGAAGGTCTTGGTCAGGTTGCTGACATTGTTGGCACACCACTAAATATGTTGGTTAACAGGGCTACTGGTAGCAGATTGGGTACGCCTAGTCAGTCAATGTCAAACATTGCAACTATGCTTGGTTTACCACAACCAGAAACAGCACTAGAAAGAGGTGTTGGTAATGTTGCCCGTGCGGTTGCAGGTGTTCCTGCTACTGGTGGTCTTGGTGGTGTATTGCAACAATCAGGAAGAGCTACTACTCAAGCAGTTGGTAGAGGTTTAGCGGCTCAACCTGTTGCTCAGATGGCAGGTGCTACTGCAGGTACTGGTGCGGCTGAAGTTGCTCGTGGTCAGTTTGATGTACAGAACCCATTGGCTTTGCTTGGCATCAACTTGGCGGCAGGTTTACCTGCTAGTGCGGTAGCGGCTCGTGCGGGCAATATCCCATCTGGCACACGTTATCGTGATCCACAAACTGGTCAGCTAATTGAGTCTGCTGCACAACGTGGTGTCAATATTGATGTTGGTGATGTTGGTGGCCCAGGTGCTACTTTGTTAACAAAATCACGCCAATTTGCAGACACTACTCAATCTGTCAATGAGCAAAAATCAGCACAAGTTCGCAAATTAATCGAAAGAGTTGCAGATCAAGTTAAGCCAGCCTCAATCACTAAAGAAGGTGGTGAGAAGCTTGTTATTGCTAAAGATCTACGTCAACAGTATCGTACTGCCAAAGACAATGTAAGCCCGATATTTGATCGTGCTGAAAAGTTAGCGGGTAACAATCCAATTCCTTTGCAGAACACAAATACTGCAACAGTTAACGTCTTGGATCAATTCCCTGCAACAGCAGATACAGCAGTCATCAACAAAGTGATTGAGCGTACCAACAATCTTCTACAAGCGGGTGGTGGTACATATAAAGAACTACGTGACTTGCAATCAATAGTTGGTGCTGAATTAAGCAGAGTTCAGCGAGGTTTGCCTGGTGGTGCTTATAACGAAAAACAAGTAAATGCTTTGTCTCAGTTGTACAAAGGTATGGCTGATGACGTAGATGCTTGGGCGGCTCCTAGAACATTGAATAACCGCCCTGTATACACACCTGCTGGCGCTGAACACGCTCGCGCTATGCAACAGTTTAAAGATACAGTTGTTCCTTTTAGACAGGACCCTGACATCTATAAGCTTGTTTCTAGCAAAACACCTGCAAACGAAATTGACAAGATTGCACAAAGCTTCAGTTTGACAGGGAATCCTGCTACTGCTGAATTGGCAGTTAACTTGATGTCTCCAGTTGGCAAGCAAGCGGCTCAGTTTTCAATCTTGAATGATGCTCGCAATAAAGCTATTACTCCTGATGCTGCATCTTTGTTCTCGGCTCCTGCTTTCACAAGAACTTTGAATCTTGGAAGACCTGATTTACCTACTGGTCAACGCATGGTTATGGGACAGAATCCAGACGTTATGGAGGAAGTCGGTCTTTTGAGAGACATTGTTGATGCAACCCGTGGTGCAATTACACCTAAAGCAACTCCACAAACTGGTGCTTTGAATGTGCCATTTATGACTGCGGGATTAGGTGGTGGTGCTGGCGCTACTGGTGCTACTGCACTAGGATTTGATCCTGCATTGGGTGCTATGGCGGGTGTTGCAGGAGTTCCTATGGGAGCCAACAGATTAGCCAATGTTCTTGGAAGCCAAGCGGGTACACGCTACTTGCTTGGTGAACAACTCCAAGGTGCTGGTGGAATGGGTGCAGCGTTAGGCCAAGGTGTGAGTGCCGCAGCAACTAGCCCAGGAACCTTTGTTCCGCCTGTAAATGGTCTTTTTGATATGTTTAGATAACATGAAAGATTGGCTGCTTGCATTAATTGCGGCAGTCAGTTTTGTTGCTCTTGTTGTTTGGTGTGCATCCATAATAATTTGGGTGTGGATATGATTAGTTTTTTACTGGCTGTATCTATTGAATACAGGTGTGTTAAGTGGACTTGGGTTGGAGATGTTTACAACCGCAGGGTCTACTGTATTGAATGGAAGAAGGTAGAGAAGAAATGATTGATCCAATCACAGCTCTAAATGGCCTACAGAGCGCCATTTCAATGGTCAAAAAGGCTAGTAAGGTAGCCAATGATCTAGGCGGTCTTGCCCCCATGATCGGCAAGATGTTTGACGCTAAGAGCCAAGCAACTAAGGCTATGCTTCAAGCAAAGAGGGAGAAGAAAGGCTCAAACATGGGAGCCGCTCTTCAGATTGAGATGGCGCTTGAGCAAGCCAGAGCCTTTGAAGAAGAATTAAAGATGTTGTTCATGCAGACAGGTAAGATTGATGTCTGGAACAAGATTAAAGCTAGACAAGCAGAGATGGACAGAGATGATGCCAAAGAAATGGCAGCCTTGAGAGCCGAGGAAAAGAAGGCCAAAGAAAAAGAGCAAGAGATGAATGAGTTAGCCATGATTATTGGTGGCGTTGCTTTTGTTCTACTACTGGTCTTTATTGGTATCAACGAGTTGATGAGCCTATGTCCAAAGGGCGGTTGTGGTAGATGAACGAGTACCAGAAGCAATTCGACTTGTTTTGCAGGGTGTTCTGCTACGGGTGCGCTGCTTGGTGGTTTCTAGGATTCTTGAGGTTCTTGCCTGATGATTTGTCAGACAAGATTGTTAACCTTTTACTTGGAAAGATTGGGTTATGAAAATTACCACTTATCAAGAGAATGCTCGTATGCTATGGGAGGCTCATAGGGTGATCCACCAACAAAATATGCAAAGGTTGGCAGAGTTGAATCATCAAGTCCAACACCAACAAAAAGCCCAAGAGATCAAGACTCAATGGGTCAAAGCCTCACAAGTGGATGTGATGGCATGAAATATATCTTTTTGATATCAGTATTGTTCTTAACTGGATGCAAA